CCACCGCGCCAGTTCCACAAACAGACCTTCCCATTGATGGGTCTGGCCGAAACGCAGCGCTTCATCGAAGCCAAGCTCAAGCTGATCGAAGCCAATTGGGACTCGCCAGAAGACGAAATCCCGCCTTGTAGTGATGAAGACCTGTGGCGCAGCGAGCCAGTGTTCAAGTACTACAAAAACCCAACCAAGATCCTTCGCAGCACGGCGAACTTCGACACCCAAGCTGAGGCGATGACGCGCTACGTCGCAGACGGAAGCGTCGGCATCGTCAAGGAATTCCCAGGCCGAGTCATGGCCTGCAAGTACTGCCCAGCCTTCATGGCCTGCAGCCAAAAAGACGAGTTGATTGCCAGTGGCGATCTGCTCATGGGCTGACCCAACCAATCCATTCAGAGAACCCAAACATGCTCAATCTCGACGAAATGCACTACCACAGCACCAGTGAACAGCTGGTCTCCATCTTGCGTGATCACACGCAAGCGGATGACTCACTGTTCTTCCGGCTGCTGGTGGGGCACTACTTCTCCCTGGCTGCATCACAGATGCGCTGCACCATCGACACACCCGACCGTGGTGAGATCCCGATCAACATGTACACGTTGAATCTGGCTCCATCAGGCTACGGCAAAACAATGGCAGGCAACCTGATGGAAGAACAGGTACTGCACCAGTTCCGTCATCGCTTCCTGGAAGAAACCTTCCCAATCCTGGCTGAGCACAACCTGCCCAAGCTGGCAGTCAAACGCGCCAACCGCAATGGCACCGATCCAGATGATGAGCTGGTGCGAGTCCAGAAGGAATTCGTTAACTTAGGTCCACTGCTGTTCTCCTTCGACAGCGGCACCTCGCCAGCTGTGAAGCAGATGCGGCACAAACTCCTGATGGCCAACGCCGGTTCCATGAACCTCATCATGGACGAAGTGGGTGCCAACCTGAGCGCCAACCAAGAAGTGTTCGACACCTTCATCGAGCTGTACGACAAGGGACTGGTCAAGCAAAAGCTGATCAAGAGCTCGTCAGACAACACCCGATCAGAAGAGATCATCGGCAAGACCCCCACCAACCTGCTGATGTTCGGTGTGCCGAGCCGTCTGCTGGATGGAGCCAAGACCGAAGAAGATCTGATGAAGATGCTTGACATGGGCTACGCCCGTCGATGCTTCTTTGGCTACGTGAAGTCGGCAAGCCGCAAGACGAACCGCACTGCAGAGCAGATGTTCATCGACCGGACCAACACTTCAAACGAAGCAACGATTGAAGCTCTGGCGGATCGCCTGGAAAACCTGGCTGACATCATCAACGCCAACAAGAAATTGGTGATGAGCAAGGACACCTGTATCAAGCTCAACGAGTATCAATTGGACTGTGAAGCTCGTGCTGCTCAACTACCTGAACATCAGGAAATCCAGAAGAGCGAGCTGGCCAACCGCAACTTCAAGGTCTTGAAGCTGGCTGGGGCTTACGCATTCATCGATGACTCTCCCGAGGTCACCGAAGCCCACATCAACAACGCCATCAAGCTGGCTGAAGATTCGGGTGAAGCGTTTGCACGTCTGCTCTCACGCGACAAGCCGTGGGTGAAGCTGGCCAAGTACATCGCAGCAGTGGGTAATGATGTCACGCAAGCCGATCTGGCCGAAGACCTTCCTTTCTACAAGGGAGGCACTGGGCACAAGAACGAAATGATGAACCTGGCCATCGCTTACGGCTACAAGAACAACATCATCATCAAGAAGACGTTCGACAACGGCATCGAATTCATGCGGGGTGAAACCCTCAAGAAGACGGACCTGTCGAAGATGGTGCTGTCTTACACCGCAAACCCAGACATGACATCCGGGTACGTGAACGAACTGGCTCCGTTTGACAAGCTCCATCAGCTGACTCAAGCACCCGGTCTGCACTGGTTGGCTCACCACCTCAATGGTGGGTATCGGAACGAAGAGAACTGCATCGCAGGTTTCAACCTGGCAGTGATCGACATCGACGGCGGCGTGAACATGAGCACAGCACAGCTGCTGCTCAAGGAATACAAGTTCCTGATGTACACGACCAAGCGTCACACCGACCAGGAGAATCGTTTCCGCATCCTGCTGCCACTCAACTACGAGCTGAAGATGGACGCTCGGGACTACAAAGAGTTCATGTCGAACGTATTCGATTGGCTCCCATTCGAAATCAAGGATCGTGCGACCAACCAGCGCGGCAAGAAGTGGCTGTCCAACCCAGGTCACTACGTCTACAACGAAGGCGAAATGCTCGACGCCTTGCCCTTCATCCCGAAGACCAGCAAGAACGAAGAGCGTAAAGCCCTGTTGAACACGCAGCATTCCATGGACAACCTGGAGCGCTGGGTCATCAACAACATCGGTGATGGCAATCGCAACAACATGCTGTTGCGCTTCGCCATGATCCTGTTGGATGGTGGCTTTGGCTTCGACGCGATTCGCCAGCGAGTCATGGACCTGAACCAGAAGATCGCTGACAAGTTGGACGAGTCCGAGATCCTTGGAACCATCATGACCACCGTCATGAAGGCCATCGCCAACCGGCCATAACGCACAGGCGCCTCCGGGCGCTTCTGCGAATCCATCAACAAACCAACAACCACAACATGAGTACCGTCAACGACCACCTCGTCCTGCTTTGCGGCAAGTCCGCAACAGGCAAATCAGCGTCCCTCATGGGCCTGAAAAACCCCGAGGGTGTGATGTACCTGAACTGCGAGTCTGGCAAGCGATTGCCCTTCAAAGCCAAGTTCAAGCAGTACACCATCACCGACCCGATGCAAGTCATCGAAGCCTTTGATGCGGCTGAGACCATCCCAGGTGTGCACACCATCATCGTGGACAGCTTGACTTACCTGCTGGACATGTATGAAAGCGTGTACGTCATCAACTCTGCCAACACCATGAAAGCATGGGGCGACTTCTCTCAGTACTTCAAAGTGCTGATGCAGCAGAAAGTTGCTGGCTCGACCAAACGGGTGATCTTCACTGCCCACACGGCCGACACGCTAAACGAATCCGAAATGCTGATGGAGACCAAGGTGCCTGTCAAAGGCTCCCTGAAGAGCAACGGAATTGAAAGCTACTTCAGCCAAGTGATCACCAGCAAAAAAGTTGCGCTCAAGGTTCTCAAAGACTACGCATCACCATTGCTGACGATCACCCCAGAAGAAGAAGCCCTGGGTTTCAAGTATGTCTATCAAACCAAGATCACCAAGGAAACTGTCAACGAACGAATCCGAGGGCCTCTAGGCATGTTCGACACCAAAGAAACCTTCATGGACAACAACATGCAGCTGGTCATGGACCGGCTGGATGAGTACTACGCACCCTGATCCCCAACCCAGTTTCCCTCAACGCCTCTCTCAACTTTAAACCTCAAGGAATACAACCATGTCCCTCTTCAAAGACCTCACCTCCGACAAAGAAATCGCCAACGAAAAAGACTCCATCGGTGGTGGCGGTGTTCTCGAATCCGGCCTCTACCCAGCTGTCGTGACTCTTGCCTATGGCATGAAGTCCGAAGGCGGTGCAGCCGGTCTGGTGCTCCACGCCAAGACCTCCGAAGGTCGTGACATTCGCCAGACGCTGTGGATGAGCTCTGGTACAGCCAAAGGCTGTGCCAACTTCTACGTGGACAAGCAGGGTGCCAAACAGTACCTGCCTGGCTTCATCACAGCAAACGCCCTGTGCCTGCTGACCTGTGGCAAGGAAATCTCGGACATGGATACCGAGACCAAGATCGCCAGCGTCTACAGCAAAGAAGCCAAAGCCGAAGTCCCGACCAAAGTCGAGATGCTGGTGGAGCTGCTGGGCAAAGACATCCTGATCGGTGTGATCAAACAAACGGTCGACAAGACCCAGAAAAACGACCAGGGTGTTTACGTGCCCACGGGCGAGACCCGTGATGAAAACGAGATCGACAAGCTCTTCCGCGCCAGCGATCGCAAGACCACTGCTGAGATCCGTGCTCAGGCTGAAGAAGCGACCTTTGCTGACACCTGGGCTAAAAAGCATACGGGCAACACCCGTGACAAGACCTCCAAGGTCGGTGGCGCAATGAAGTCTGGTTTCGGTGGTGCACCTGCTGCCAACGCAGCTGTGATGAAGAAGCCTGCAACCAGCCTGTTTGCCTGACTCGATCAGTTCCCAGATGCCCCTTTCTAGGGGCATTTTTCTTTTAAAAACCAAAGGAGTTCATGCGACTATTTTCATTCATACCTGTCTTTAGAACCCTTGCGCCAGTGCTCTCACTGGTCGTACAGGGCTACCGCATCTACAAAGGCAAACGATGAACAACATCACATCACCCCGTACCGATGACGCCGGCATCGAAGCCATGATTCAAGCCAAAGGCAAGATCGCACCGCGTGTCACACCTGCCGACATTGAGGACAACATCGTGAGCTGCTACTTCTTCACAGCGGAAGAAGGCGTGCTCGGTGAAGAGCGGGCCAATGCTCGCCCTAATGCGGTGTACGAGCGCTCCCTATCCCTCCTGACCTTCTGCGTCCTCGTCCTTCGAAACGGATTCACCGTGACGGGCGAGTCAGCTTGTGCTTCCCCCGAGAACTTCGACGCCGAGATTGGCAAGAAGATCGCCCGAGCCAATGCTGTGCAGAAGATTTGGCCGCTGATGGGTTACGAACTCAAGTGTCGCCTGACCAACATCACAACCCACTGAAAGTGCTCATGTCTGAATCCCAAGCCAATCTCAATAAGGCACCAGACACTGTGGAGATCATCGACTTGGACCAGTTCGTCAAATTCCTGACGGCCTGGCACACCAAAAAGATCGCCACCCTCGAACACCTCATGTCCATTCCCGAGGGTACCGAGGTGCAAGTGGGCGACGAGGAACAGTCGGTGGCACTCACTGGTGATGTGCTGGCCGGCTTCAAGGCCGGAATCACTGTATCGCTGATCGAGCTCAGTGAGTTGCCTTTCCTGGCAGAAATGGAAGCCGATGCTCCCGTCCCTGCCTAACCATGGCAAGCTGAAGTTCGTGGGTTGTGACCCCAGTCTTCGGAACTGGGGACTGGCAGAGGCCACCTTTGACCTGGCCACAAGGAAACTCACAGTTGATCGGCTCTCTTTGACCCGTCCTGTTCTGCCTACGGGTAAGCAGGCACGACAGAACAGCTCTGACCTTGAGTCCGCGTACCAGCTCTACCTGGGGGCCATTGCCGCCGTCGCGGGCGCTCACGCAGTTTTTGTCGAAGTCCCGGTTGGCAGTCAATCTGCCAGAGCGATGGCTTCATACGGCATCTGTGTGGGCGTCCTGGGGGCTCTCAGAGCCAACGGCATTCCCTTCTTCGAAGTGACCCCGACCGAAGTCAAGCTCGCTGGTCCTGGCATCAAGACAGCGACCAAAGAGCAAATGATCAGGTGGGCAACCGAGAAGCACCCCGAGGCCAACTGGCCCACGTTCAAGCAGAAAGGCTTGACC